GTCTACAGTGACGGCGGCTGTCGCCGATTTCGTGCCGTCGGTCGAGGAAGTTGCGGTGATTGTCACATCGCCGTCGGCTACGAGAGTGTATTCTCCCGTGGATTCGTCGATGGTGAGCTTCTCCTCATCGCTTGAGCTCCATGCGACGGTCTCGCCGGTCATCTCGTCGCCGTTCTGGTCAAAGACTTTGGCAGTCGCGGTTCCCGATTCGGTGAGCGTCGAGCTGGCTTCGGGAGCGGTTATCGTGACCGAGGTTACGATTTCGGTTACGTTTACCGAGACTGTGACGGTCTTGGTTACGCTTCCTGCCGTGGAGCTTGTCGCTGTCAGGGTGACCGAGCCGTCCTTGACGGGCGTGTAGGCTCCCGTCGAGGCGTTGATTGTCAGTTTGGATACGGCGCTTGAGCTCCATGTGACCGTCTGAGTCGGGAGTAACTCGCCGTATTGGTCATAGACTTTCGCGGTTGCCGTTCCGGCTGCCGTGATTGTCGAGGATGCCGCGGGCGCCGTTATCTCGATGGATGCGACCGCAGGTGTTGCGAGGTTGACGGATTCCAGAAGGTATCCGTTGATTATGACCTGCGCCGGTTCTCCTCCGTATCCTGCCGGCGCCGTTACCGAAAGCGAGTTACCGGTGATTTTGTATTGCAGCAGCGGCTGAGTAAGCCCGCCGAGTGTGAGTGCCTTGACGTTTGCGTCAACGGAGTCGGACGGATGGGTGTATCCGCCCAGACTGACCGCGACGGTTGCGCCGGACTGACTGATGTATGTCATCAGCACTCACCTCAGTAGGAGATGTATACAGCCGCGTTTACGTCTCCGTTGTCGGTGTCGAGCTTGTGGATTGCGCCTGCACCAAACCTTGCAGTCGTGGTTATGGCTGTAAGGTCCTTGTAGACGTCTTTGAACGGCTGTTCGGTTCCGATAGCGTCGCGGATGGCGACTCCGACGGCCTTGTCTCTGGCGTAGACGACTGCGCCGATGCCGTTGGTGCTGCCGAATGTGCCGGCGCCCGGGGTGTATGTACCTGACTTGGTTGCCGGGGCAATGGGGACAACCTCGCAGCGGACACCGTAGAGTGTCGGAACGCGGGAGAGAGTCATTGCGTCGTTGCCGGCGTAGTATCCGGGAGACAGCTCGTCACGCAGCCACGCGCCCGCCTTGGGGGACAGAACGATTCTGTCCGGGATGTATCCGTTCTTCTGGACTTTTGCAATCTCCATGTTGATTGCCTCTTTGAGCGTCTTTGCGGAAGTTACGGTCTCGGCGCTGGACTCAGCCGCGTTTGTGATGAGCTCATATAAAGCGATACTCTGCATCGTGTTTCCGATGCGGGCGCCGGATGCTGCGACTTCTCTGGCAATGATGTCGAATTCCGCGTCCTGAATCATTTCGCGGGTGACCTCGACCGTGCTCATTGCCTTGATGATGTCTACCTCCGAGTAGAGGATGCGGTTGTTGTCGACGGTGACGCCGTTACCCTCTGCTGCGATTGCAGCATACGAACCGAAGGAATTCTTGTTGCCCTTCGGGATTTTGACTTTGTTCGACTGTGTGTTGATGACATAGTAAAGGTCGGAAAGAGTCGCGATTGCGGGCTGGCTGCCTTCGTTGATTGCCTTCACGATGTCTTCACGGAGGATTGCAGCTCCGTCGAGAGTCTCGGAACGGAGAAGCTCGTGCTTCTGCATCGGGGTTCCGTCGACCATGACCGGAATATCCTCGCGGGAGAAGTATTTGTTAATCAGTTCGGTTTTTGTGCTCTGGTTGGGAGCCATGATGACCTGTAAGGTCCTCGCTAAGTTCTGCTGTGCAGTAAGAGTCATTCAGTAGCCTCCTGTCGTTTTGTATTCGTATTCGATACGCGATGCGGTGAGATGTTTCTCCGCCGGTGCGGTCGTGTTTACCTTGCCGGCAGGTGCCGTCTCCAGCGCCTTGACACGTTCGGAAACCGCGTTTAATTTCTTCTCGGCTTCTGTGGTGTGGTCGCTTTCGAGCTTCTGTGCGTCCGAGATTGCCTTCTCGATTGCCTCTATGCGGGCAACGAGTTTTGCAAACTCGGCAGCGGAAACATACTCGGGCGCCGGTGCGGGCGTTGTGCTCTCCGGCTGAGTTGTGGTAACTGGTTCGTCTGCCATTTTTGATGGTTCCTCCATCTGTTTTGGGATGGTACACAGTTTACAGGCCGGACTGTCGGTGACAATCCATCCGGTAATCCTGATGTTGTGAGCCTCAAGCCCGTCAGGTGTCTGAACGTCATGCGTATACAGCTCGGGGCTGACGTAGTTGGCCAGTCCCTGTTCCTGACGGCGCCGTATGACTGCCAGAGTGTCACGGCTCGCCTGAGTGAGTCCGTGGAAGAAAAGATCGGTTACGATAGCGGCCGAATTTTCGTCATAGCGGGTGTTGAGCAGCTCGCCGACCTCGTCGTTGATGCCTCTGCCCTTGGCGGAATGCACACGATACCCGGTCGGGTTTACAACCTGAAACTCCGAGAGGTTCTTGGGCGTGTAGATTATGGGCTTGTGCCCGTAACTGTCCGTCCAAGTTCCCGCAACGAGGAGCTTCACGTCGTGGAGAGTGACCCCGCCGATGCCGTCATCGGTGTTATCACCGAAAATGAGTTCGTGCCGGCAATAGTGGACTACTTCCTCCACTGCCGCCATGTCTGATTCAGTTGAGTCAGTCATTTGAAAGATATCTTCGCTCGGCTATATTATCGGATTCGGTCAAACAGGGGGTTCAACCGGTCGGAACTGTTTCCAAAAATGAAAGAGTTCAGTATGTGCAAAATTAAAAAAATGATAGCGTCGAGAGGATTCGAACCTCTGAAGCTTTCGCACTCCGGATCATGAGTCCGGCGGGATGACCAAGCTACCCCACGACGCTGAACAGCAAACCGCGACCGCGTGAACCACAGGTTGGATTATGGTCCGCGGTTGCGGTTTATCCCCATGAAATGGGGAACGGTATGTCCAAAAAATGACATCAACAGGAACTCCTGATGAGGTTTAGTCTGGTACGGTACATCCCCATGAACATGGGGAACTTATGATAATGCACTGCCGGATGCTAAGCGGCACATAACTATCAGCGGCTGCAAGGTAATTCTTTACGGCACAAAAAAGGAAGTTCGGGGTTTCCGAACGGTTGAGAAATGCTGAGATATCAGTTTGTAGGTTTGAGAGAAGTCAATATCTTACGATACTCCTCTTCAGGCACGTTTCTCAGACCGTATTTTTCTATTACACTGATGTAGTATTTTTGGAGTTTGGTTATTGGAGTATTCGTGTCTTCTTCAAAGGATTTAATCCCCTTGGGGGTTGTGGGTAACAAATCCAGCATAGTGCATGCCATATCCCCTCTGCTTTCTTCCGGTTCTGCGTTGACGGCGTCAACGATGTGTTCATAATACCCATTTGTATCCTCTGGTAAATCTTTAAAGAGCACTTTTAATCACCTCCATTGGCGATAATATCTAATATTCGTTTACTCACCTTAATAGATGTTTCCCTCGGCGTGGGGTTGTTTAGGAACTCCCCCCAGCATTCCGCGATAAACTCACTCGGAATCCCTTTTGCCGTCGGAGCGCATGTTGCAGCATATCCGCACAAAGAATCTATCTGCTCCTGTATGGGGAGAGATCTCCATTTGTTGAATTCTCTAAGAATTTCCGGGTCTTTACGTAGGGCATATGCATTATCTATTACATGTGCATACTCATGATCAAATAAATATACGACAGTGTCACACCCCTGAGGGGACTCTTTGGCCAGCACTGCGTCTTTTAAGATTTTCTCCAAAGAGATACCATATTTCTTTAATTCGTTGATGAATTCCATATTCACATACACCCCTCTTCCGTCCGCCCCTGACCTAAACAAAGAACTAAAATATGCCATTGTGCCCTTATTTTTTGAGGGGGCGAGGTCTTTAATTGCCTTTGTTAAAGGGTGACTGTTGGTTATGGCAGTTTTCAGCATTTTGTCAGATGCCCATGAATACTTCCCCGATGCTCGAAGTTCATGAAACATCACATCCACTTGTGCAGCTCGAACTTTCATCAAATATGCCCGATTTGATTTCATAGACCCTATTGCAGTCACACTATCTTTTATTTTAGGTGCAAGTTTAACCGTCGCAGCATGTCTTTGATTCATCACGTTTGCAATAGACAGATCTACACCTTTGTAATCAGGGCGGGTTATCCCCGCCTTACGTGCCCACGCTTCCGCCTCCTTTATTGTTGCGGCTGGAACATACTCAATTATCTGGATTGTTGCCGTCGGTTTCTCTACCTGCGGTTCTTTCTGCACCTTCGGCACCTTGGGTGCCTTCTTCGCCGGTTCCTTCTCCTTCTTCACAACAGCCCTGATTGCACACCGGCAGTTCGGATGGTAGGGCGGCATGTGTGCATCGTCATCGACGGAGTAAATCTTGCCGTCGTGCTGCTGGCAGATCTTACAGGTTCGCCAGTCATCGCAGGCAATCACCTCGACCTGCTCGATGCCGTATTCCCGGTAGCGATTGCGGGCCCCTTCAACGGCGGCGTTGATGCTCTCGGTTCGTGCGATTCTTCGTGCACGGGTTTTCGATGCGCCGATGGCGTCACTGATTCTGCCGGAGATCTTGTCGATGTTCTCTCCGGCGGTGACTCCGTCCGAGACTGCCCTGACAACATCGGTCTCCATCTGTGCGGTCCATCCGCGGAACTGCTGGAGGTTGCGGACCTGAAGGGCGTCGAGCGCTCGCCGGTCGGCCTTGGTCAGCATGATGTCCTTGACGCTGAGCTTAGTGCGGACCGTGTTCACTGGGCATCCCTCACGGAGGTTTCGGCGAGCAGAGCGCCGTAGAGGTATGTTTTCTCGATGCCGTCCATCAGCTCCCGGGAGACATCGTCGAGCTGGGACGAGATGACGCGGTTGAGCTCCGCGGCATATTCCGACATCTCGACATATGGTTTGCCGTCGTCGCCGGTCCGCACGTATCTCGGGAGAAGCTCAACGGCATATTTCTGAAACGCGGCCGCATACCGGCGAAGGTCGGTCTCGTATTTGTCTTCAATGACCTTTGTTTTCCACAGGTTTTTACGGGACGAGCGTGAAGCGGTTCTGCTGCTCATAAGTTTCCTCCTCGTCGGCGACTGCCTGAGCTTCGTCGTTCTCCCACTCAGTCTGATCGATTCCCAGATATTCCTGAATCTGGCGTCTGGACATCACCGCAAACGGATCGTCAGGAGTTATCGCGGCGATGCTTGCGACATATTGGGCTTTTAGTGCGTCATCTTTCGGGCTTGGGTCGTTATACTCTATCCAGACCTCGCCGGCGTTGTGCCCCTTGGCCACGAGAACGCGGTCGATGAACTGAGTGTTCACGGCGACCTCGAGGAGATTCTGATAAGCGCCTATCTTTTTGTAGAAGTTCTGAATTCTCTCCACGGCGGTTGCATCCGTGGTGCCCTGCCTGATGCCGAGCAGCTCCCCGGGAACTCCGAGTGCCGTGCAGAGTCGTGTCACCGACCAGTCGGTGTAGCTGCCGATGTTCGTTTGCCCTGTTTCATTGAGTCCGAGGATTTCCACGTTTGCGGATGTGACAATCTCACTTCGGGAGCTTATCTTTGTCAGGGCGCTCTTGACCTTCGTCACGTCCGAGTCGAGAACGGGCTGTTCGGGGTTGCCGCTGCTGACCTTGGCGTGCCAGATGCCGAACCCGTGACGCCGGATTGCCGCGACCGTAGATTCCGCAACGTCGGTGTCGGCCCTGATGTCGTCCCACGCCGACTCGATATAGCCGATTCCGTATCGGCTGCTGCCGTCGGGGCACAGGCAGATGTGCAGGATCTCTTCCGGCGGAATGGTTGCCGTGAGTGCCCCCTCCGAGTTGTAGAGGTCGTAGCGGTAAATCTTCTCGGTCGTGTCCGCGATGATGCGGACATACTCCGCCGGCAGATACTGAAGACCGATGGGAATCTCCGACATCATGCCCTGTCCGTAAAGGAGCTTGCAGTATCCGTCGCCGATACAGACGGCATCGGTCACGGCCTGCTGTATTACGGCATCATACGAGCTTCGCCTGTCGAAGAGCAGGTCCTTGACTTCGTCGACGAGGGTCTGGTCATCGCCGGAGACCGTGTACCCCGAACAGAGGATGAACTGAGTGTATGCGTCCAGACCTGTTCTGAGGATTCCGCCGGAGCGATAGAGACGCCGGTATCTTTTGAGAATCTCCTGCCGTTTTTCGTCGTTTGTGCCTCCGAATCGGGAGTTCCAGAGTGTCGTTTCCATCGATGACGCAACGGCAACCCTGCCGCGTGCGTTGTCGTAGTTGTTAACATTCCCTCTCGGGAAAATGCTTCTGAGTGTGTCTAAGAGTGTCATGGTTAGAGTGCTACTATCGGCGTCTGATACGCCGGTGTTTTCGTTGTCAGTGCTGTGCAGGCCCATACGAGAGCGTCGAGCCTGTCGGGAGAGTCGTCAATCGCCGGCGACCATGTGCAGAGCTGCTGCTCGAGTGTGGGGAATGTGCCGACATGGTGGACTCGTCCGGACTCATACAGAGCGGCAACGGGCTCGGCTCGAAGCTGTTTGCCGCGTGTTGCACGAACGGCTGTGAAAGGGATGTTCTTGTCGACGGTCCGCAGGTTCGCTTCGACGAGGTCGCCGCCCTGATTGGTCTCGGCAACTATCCTGTCGGCGGAGTGTTTCCGGTAAGCTCCGATGGCAGCGTTCGCCCATGCCAGCGGCGACCCGATGAGGGAGTAGTCGCCGAGGATGTAAATGTCGCCGGCGTCGCTGATTCCCGCGGCAATTATGCCGGTCTCATCGGAATCTTTGTTGGCGCTCACGGCAGGGTCGATGGCGATGACGATGCGGGTGAGCGGCGGGGTTTCATGGACGCGGTTGCGGGCGATTACCGAGTAGTCCCAGAGAGCTCCGTCGATGTTCTCGCTCCAGTGCCCGCGGTCGATTGTCAGGTATTTCTGCGGAGCCGACATCCTGCGGTTCTCGATTATCGAGAGGATGTCCGCCGGCAGATTGCGAAGGTTGTCCTCGTAGGTAGTGTGGATGTAGCAGACGCCTGCGACGATGCCGTTGAACTCGTCGGGGATTTTGTGCGGCTCGAAAAACCTGCGATAAATCCAGTGTGTCTTCCACGCCGGGTTCAGAATGAGAACGATGCGGTTCTGTGCAGCGAGGCTGCGGACCGACATGTCGATTTTGTCGAAGGTCTCTTCATCGTCGAGCTCCTCGGCCTCTTCGAGGACCCACGTGGTGATTCCCGTCAAGCTCTTGAGCTTCGCTGTCTGGTTGCCGGAGCTCTCCTTGATGCCGCTGAAGAGTATCGAGGAGCCTGTCTGAGTGTTGACGATTTCACGCTGCCTGATTTCGAATATGGATGCCAGCCCGAGGAGCTCTATCTTCTCGACAAATTCCGGGATGATGGAGATCTCCGCGGCGCTCATCGTGTATCGGGTGTAGAGGATTCTCTGGCCGCGTTCGCACAGGAAGCTGATGAGGAGAGCGGCAATGCTGAAGCTCTTCCCGGACCCGCGACCGCCGGAGATGAGGAAATAGCGGGAGTCGGATTCAATCAGAGGGCTGTATTTCGGATGTATCCAGAGTTTCGGTTGTGTCATCGTCGGGTGTTCCGAAGATTATCAGCGGTTTTATGGGCTGACCGCCGGCGGTCGTGAGTTCCTGCTCAACCTTGTCCCGCCACCGGTCCGGGCTGCGGTTCGTGAGCCAGAATTTCTGGGCGGCAACATTCCCGGGGACGAGCTTTGTGGTCCGTGTGACGAATCCCTCACTGTCCTTGACCTCGGTGTATTCGTATCCGCAGGCGGTTTTCAGGAGGGCGTTTTCAACCCGAAGGTTGAGATGGAAAGAGATGTCTTCGATTGCCTGCCGGAAGTCGGGGTGCTGGTTCATCCAGTTCCTGACGGTCTCGGCCTGAACCCCGAAGACAGCCGCACACTCTCCCGGGCTTGCCGAGAAGTCGGGGCGAAGTTCGGCGTAGTGCCGCAGGATTTCCGGGAAGTCCTTTTTGTATTTCACCCTGCCCATCGCCGTCACCTCATTCTACTACGAGAGTCCACTTGAATGTCCGTTCGGGAATCCACTCGACAGTGTCGCCTTTCACATCGTCGTGACCGGCGTATCTGCCCTGCCTGAGCTCGAGCTCGTGTTCGCCGGGTGCGAGCTTGTCGGCATACTGCGGCATCCTGACGGAGAACACCTTCTCGGAACCGATGATTGTTCCCGTGACAGTCGAGATTGCGAGCTGCTCCCCGTCGCAGAATCCACCGAGGACAATCTGACCGTAGTCCGTGATTTTGAGGAGCTGCATGAAGGTCTTGCCGAGCACATCTGCCTGCGTGCAATGTCCCGTGGGAGAATAGGTGAGGACCTCGGCAGCGCCGACTTTCTGTCCGTCGGCATTCATCGGCTGAGCCGTTCCTACGGTCGCCCGGTTGGGAGTCTTGGATGCTATCCAGCCCTGCTGAATCAGGTAGGTGGCGCCGGTGGTCTCCAGCTTATACTCGTAGGTTCCGGCAGCCTCTTTGTCGGCGATGACGATGTCAACCATCTGGCGCTCAACCGGCGATGCACAGGTCGAGTAGATGAGTTCCCTGTCGGCATCGGTCAGCGAGAAGAAGTTGCGGCCGGCGGCTTCCGCCTTGATGAGCTCGGCGGGAGCGGTGTTTACTGACGAGTTGTAGTCAAAAAAGTCTAAGATTGCGTCTTTGTTCGCAATCGCTTCTTTGATAGCGCCCTTGAGGTCGCCGGCACGGATTTTCTGGAAGATGTTTCCGAGGAACGAGAGCCCCAGCGCCGTAGCGAGAGCGCCGATTATTGCGAATGGGTCGGTTTCTAACATAGAAGTCTATGTTTTCTCGGCTATATTATCGGATTCGGTCAGTAACAAAAATGATACGTGTAACTGATGCGTTACGGCATCCCGGCGCCCGGG